CTTGCCTTGGGCTACGTCGATGTCTTCGGGCAGCAGCACGGGCGAGGCTGGACCTACGAGGACCGCTTGATCGTGGACACTCAGGATCTCCTCAACGGCAGCACGCGCGCCGTGCGGCGTGGCGACAAGGTGCGGCGGATCGAGCTGAGCTGGCCTGACGGCTCGGACACCTCGCAGCTTCACGAGTCCACGATCGCCCCGGACTACGTGACCGGCACGGCGGGCGGGCTCCCAGTGGCAAGCTACGCGGACGTTCTGCTGGACCTCGCGGGCATGGCAGACCGCAAAGCGGGCGCCTCTGTGGTCTGGTTCGGCAGCATCCCGCGCGCTGCGGGCGACAACGCGATTAACGATCCGCGCCAGTGGCTGTGGTGCAGGGTCACGAGCACAACGGTGGGCCGCTCCAATGTCCTGGGCGACGAGGTGGAAACGGAGCTGAACCGAGGGGACGCGATCAGGCTCACGGAGATCACGTGACTTGGAGCCGCTCCGAGCTTCGCGCGGGCCGCTTCTACTGGCTCCTAGACTTCAGCTTCGCGGGCAAGACGTGGCACTTGAGCGAGGAGGAGATCCTTGCGACGGTGGACGGAAAGCGCTTGCAGTATCACGCGGGGCTCGACTTGGGTGGGAGCCTCACAGATCAGATCGACTGGTTCAGCGACAGCCCCCAACCGCGCAGCGTCAACGTCACGCTCACACTGCCCGCCGATGTGCCGGGGCTCGTCGCCCAGGGGCACGATCTCGGGGGCGCCTTGGGGAAGCTCGCGCTTTACCTGCACGGCTCGGGGCGCTCGCTCGTCGTCCTTGATGGCGTCTTGCGGGATCCCGAGTATGAGACGAAGGACGATCCGATCACCGGCTCCCTGGAGGAGCTGCCCTTCGCTGACACGGCGCTTTGGCCCCCTGCGGACGCCTACGTCAACGCGGCGCGCTTCACGGGCACGATCGCGGACTCGGCACTGGATGAGCGCTACCCGTGGATCCTGGGCACCCCTGGCGGCACGGGCGCCTATGGTTCGCCGGGGCTCATGGTGGGCACCTACACCGGGGCGGCGTGGCTGCTCCTGGCGGGGCATCGCTGCGAGGCGTCCAAGGTGTGGATCAGGAACAAGACCGCAGGAGACGCGGATCGCTTCACCGTGGCGCACGCCTCCGAGCCTGGGGGCTCGCGCCTCGTGGCGTATGCGAACCTAAACGAGGGCGGCACCTCGATCACGGTGAACACGGGCGACGAGTATCAGGTGAGCTGGAGTGAGGACTCGCCCGATTCTGGCGGGGGTGTGATCTCGCCACGGGGCGGCACGATGCGCGGCGCGGGCGAGCAGCTCCGGTGGTGGCTCCAGCGGTCTTCCTTGCGCTGGGACTCGGGGCGGGTGCAGGCGGTGCAGGGCTACCTTGACAGCTTCCTGATCGACTCGGCAGCAGTCGCCAGCCCCGATAACAGGATCAAGCCTTGGTCTTGGATTGAGGATCACCTTCTGCCGATCCTGCCGATCAGTCCAAGGATCGGACCCGAGGGCGTCTATTTCGCACTGTGGCGCCAGGACGCCGAGGCGGTGGCATCGCTCAGCGTGGATCGCGGGGATGCCGTGCGCGCCTCGCCCGTGAGCTACACGAGCCGGGACGACGTGGCAAACCGCCTCAGCCTGAGCTACAGGCACAGCACGCTCACCGACAAGATCACGGCCCGCGCTGTGATTGGCGGGGACCTTGACGAGATCGCAACCGGCGCAGTCACAGCCAACGCGCTCTGCAAGATCAGCGCGGCGCGCTACGGCAACCGTCCGCGCGAGCTGATGAGCGAAGTTGTCTACGACGGCGCCACGGCGTCGCGCGTCCTGTCGTGGATGGCTGGCTTCTATGCCCTGCAACACCGGGAGATTGTCCTTGACGTAGACTCGTCCTCGTGGGGATACCTTGAGCCGGGAGACGCAGTGACGGTGACGGACTCAACGGTGGGACTCAAGGACGCCCTGGCTTGGGTTATCTCGATCCCGTGGGCGCCCGCTCCTGTGATCTCGCTGCGCCTGCTCGTGCTGAGCAACCCCGCGATCACCCCGTACGAGGCTGCGTGATGGAAGACCTGGGCAACGCGATCGGCGGGCTCTCGGCGGGCGGGATCCTCCTCCTGCTGGTGATCCGCGAGTTCCTCTCCCATATGGCGAAGAGCAAGGCTGAGGAGAAGAAGCCAGCCGGGGGCGACGACTGCGCGGAGGGGATGGACAAGCTACAGAGCATTGACGAGCAAATGAGGCAGATCGCTAGCTCAACCGGCGCGATCTGCATGCTTGTCGAGAAGGTGGATCACGCGGGGCTTCCGCTGATCTACAGGGACCAGAAACTCCCGGATGCCGTGGACGGTCTGAACAAGTCGATCGAGCGCCTGGGAGACCGGGTCGAGAAGCTGGGGGATCGCTGATGCCGAGCTTCTCCGGGCGCAGCCTTGAACGCCTTTACTCCTGTCATCCGGATCTCGTCGTCGTCTTCCTGGCGGCAGTGAGGATGCAGGACTGCACGATCCTTGAGGGCGTGCGAAGCGACGAGCGGCAAGCCGAGCTATTCCATCAGGGCAAGTCTCAGCTTGACGGCGTCACCAAGAAGTCGAAGCACCAGCGCAAGCCAGACGGATGGAGCCACGCCGTGGACGCTGCACCTTATCCCGTCTCCTGGGCGACCCACGAGCCCGAGGTGCGCAGGCAGTGGCTTGACTTCGCGCGCGTCGTGCTGGAGATCGCGGACGATCTGGGGATCGCGATCAGGTGGGGCGGCGACTGGGATCAGGACTGGGACCGCGAGGGCGACCCCGCCGCAGACCCGCACCAGACCTTCAATGACTGGCCTCACTGGGAGCTGCGATCATGATGGATCTGGCGATCCGCGCCGCGTGCCTCGCGCTCGCCACCTACGCGATCATCGGGCAGATCGTCAAGCCGGGGCTGCGCCTCGCGATCAAGCTCAAGGAGAAGCGCTCGCGCCTCACAGCTCGACAGGAGGAGGCGCTGCGCTGGGCTACGCGCACGCTCTGCGTCGTCGTGGGCGCCCTGCTCGGTGCGCTGCCGCTGTGGCCCGCCGAGCTGAACGAGTGGTGGGGCGTGCTCATCGGCGCCGCGTCTGGCTCGATGGCTCCCGCTCTGCACGGCGTGGCGTCAAAAGCGCTGCCCGAGCGGCTTAGCCGCATGATCTCCGGGGGCTCGCTCCGTGGAGACTGAGATCCCGATCTTCGTGATCCTCGTCGTCCTGATCGTGATGAGCGGGATCGTCGCCTGGAGGAGCGCCAAGCTCCGCGCCGCAGCGCTCGGAGTCGGCGGCTCGCTCTTCGCCATCCTGGGCGCCCTGCTCTTCTGGCGCGCAGATCGTCGCCGCGCTCGCGTCCGCAAGGACGCCGCGCAGGCAGTCAAGGACACGCGCACCGAGGGCGTCGAGGACGCCGAAGCCGTGCGGCAGGCCCTGGAGGCTGCCATCGCGGTCGAGGAAGACGCCCACAGGGCCGCTCAGGGCGAGCAGGAGGCGCTACAGGGCGAAGGGCGCCCGAAGGTCAAGGCTTGAGACTGCTGGCGCTCCTGGCGCTTCTCAGCGCTTGCGCTCCGCTGGACTATGTGCGTCGTGCTCCAGTGGCGCCACCCGATCCGATCGAGGCGTCGCCGCTCACCGTGCCCAACCTGCGCGCGGACGCATGCCCCGCCTTCGTGCTGGTGGGCGGCGAGTGGGAGCCCCGAGACTGGAGCCAGCCCGAGCTTGAGCTTGATCTGATCATGCCGGGCGACTCGCACCCCGCAGCGCCAGAAGGCATAGCCGAATGCTCTCACCTCGTCGTGGCTGCCGGGTGGTACGTGACAGCCAGGGAGGCGCGCGACAGGCACCCCGCACTCGTGACTCAGATCGAGCTTTGGCGCGGCTATGCGGAGCGGCAGGCGGCGAGGCAGCAGGAGGAGGCCGAAGCCCTGGTGAGCCTCGTTAAGCTCGCGAGGCGGCGCCAGGTTGAGGCTGCCCTGATAGGCGCAGGGGTGGGCGCAGCAAGCGCCGCTGCCGTCCTGCTGGCGCTGCTCCTGGGCGGCAGGTAGGCTAGCCTCACACTCGGGCCGCGAGGCCCGCTCAAGGGAGCGAGTGACATGGCAAAGGGAAGTAAGGTTATTCAGCACGGTGTGAAGGTCAACGACGCCGCCGAGGTCTTCATCAAGTGCCAGTCAACTGAGCCGGTCAATGCGACCCTCGCCAAGAACGAGGTGGTGCTCTACCTCGACGAGGGCGGGAACAAGCTCAAGTTCAAGGCCAAGTACAGCACGGGCAACGTGTCCATCGGCGAGATCGCGATCTCCTAGAGCTTGAGCTTCTTGCGGATGTAGGCAGCGACGGGCAGGCCAGCGGCCTCTGCCTGCTGGTGCAGCCTTGCGCGCTCTGCGGCGTTTACCCGGATCATCACCGGCTCGCGCCGCAGTTCGGGGGGCAGGGGCTTGCGCCCGCGTCGTGGCTTGTCGTCTAGCATGAGATCTCCTTGGTGATGGCTTGCGCCAGTGCGGGCGGAACTGCGTTGCCAACTTGGGTGTACTGGCTTTGCTTATTGCCCCGCCACGGGTGATGGGGCGGAAAGCCTTGCAGGGCGGCGCACTCGTGGACGGTCAGGCGGCGGCGACCAGTCGCGAGCCAGAGCGCATCCGACGCCCTATCTGGTCCCCCAGATCGTTTGCCATTCCCCAGGTCGCTGTACATATTGCCGCCCCTTGTTCCCTTCGCCTCCGTTGTAGTGACGGTTGGTGACGGTCGATCGAGGAGCCCAGGCATCGATCCGGCCATCCCACGAAGGGTCGCCCCCAGGTACATGGCCCCCGTCGTGATTGCGGGCGAGGGGCCTGTCGTTGGGTGTTCCATCCCCCTGGTGCTACTATAGGCTTTCGGACTGGCGACCCCAGACTGCAGAACGGGGCCGACGGCGTAGGGCATCCCTGCCGACTTCCAGGGCGAGCTCTGTTTTGCCTGCTGCGAGGTGATGGTTGGGCTTGGAACGTCGCCAAGATACTCGGGGATGCGGCCAGATCCGTGCGAGGATGTTGTCCCGAGGGTGATGCCGAGGGCCTCTCTGGCAGTCACCCACGACGCAAGCGTCCTGCCGAAGAGATCACCCTGGGCTGCTGTGCCAGGAGCAGCATGCGTGGGCTCGGGCCACCGGACCACCTCGCCCGCCTGGATAATCACCCGTCTGCGATGCTGCGGCACGCCAAAGTCGGCGGCGTTGAGAATCCGCCACTCCACGACGGCGAAGCGTGCGCGCAGGGCTCCGATGATCTCAACGTCGAAGTAGGCTCGAGGGCAATCGGGGGCGCCAATGCAGCCCCGCGCGCACTCGCCCCGGTGGTGCGTTAGTCCGGTGACATTCTCCGCGACGAAGTGGCGCGGCTTGATCTCGTCAATCGCGGCAAGCGTCCAAGGCCAGCCGTTGCGCTCGTCTGCGGACCCAAGCCGCTTGCCCGCCCCGCTCCACGCTTGGCACGGGAAGGAGGACCAGACTGCATCGAACTCGCCAAGGCTGCGGAGTAGCTCAAGATCCCGCACGTCGCCAAGTCGCGTATCGTGCCCAGCAGCCTGCGCCGTCGCCACTGCGTCAGCGTCCCACTCGATCCCCACCGAGCTATGCCCAGCAGCGTGGATCCCACAGGAGGCGCCACCAGCGCCAGCGAAGAGTTCCAGGAACCTCATGCCGCAAGCGTATAGCGGTTGAGCATTCACCGCAATACCTGCTTGGGAACATCGATCCATGACCAGCGGGGGGCGCTGCTCTGCACCTGGGGACGGTAGATCACCAAGCAGGAGTCTTGCGTGTTCCCTCGCACAGCCTCGCCCGTGCTTGGGTCCACAAAGGCAAGGCGGCTGCGGTAGACGCGGATCTCGTCTGCGCGACTGGCGTAGAGCTGGAACCAGCGCCGCCCAGGGTGAGGAGGGCAGAGCACGACGACGACGAGTCCCGAGGCAAAGGCGCGCTCGTGCCACGCCAGGATCCCACGTCCCGCGCCTCCTGCCCTGCTGTAAGGAGGGTTCAGGAAGGCAACGCGCCCAAGATCGAGCCAAGGACGATCGCTCAGCGCGTCACTCCAGGCGCCGCCCTGCCCGAGGTATGGGCGCCCTTCCCAGGTCGCGCAGCTCGCAGCGGCGTCGAAGTCAAAGGAGAACTCCGCGTCGAGCTGATCGAGCACAGCGCGAGGCGTGCGCCAGTCGTCCTTGCCTGACGACGTGAGAGCCTGCCGCGTGTTCACGTCAGTTCCCAGAGCATCGAGGGCGGCACGGCGAGCAGATCGTCCAGCAGCCAGACGGACACCTCACCGATCAGCATGCTGCGGGTGGGCGCCCCGAGCTTGGCAGCGCAGGCGCGAGGCATCATGCAGAGCACGGGTCCAAGGTTGCGCTTCAGGACGAGCAGCGGGTGACGCCCCACAGCCTGCCGCCGAGCCTGCTCCCACCAGTCGTCTACCTGTCCCGTGCCGGTCCAGAGCTGGTGTTCGCGGAAGGACTCGCGGGCTTTCAGCTCGACAGCGAAAGGGAAGCGATGCGGGCCGAGGATCTCAAGGTCCCCGATCTCAGCCTGCTGGCTCGGCTGGAGGCGCCGCACGCTCCACTCGTCGCCCAGCCAGGAGCGGAAGAGGCGCGCGATCGTGCGCTCGAATGCGGCGCCCTTGTTCCGTGAATGAGTCACGACGGCTCACCACTGGGGGCTGGCTCGCCGCCGTGCTCATCGTCCACAGGGTCAGTCGGTGGGCGCCTGTGGTACCAGCAGGAGGCGCAGAGCGCGAGCCCGCCGAGCATCACCCGGTCCTTGATGTGCGTGGAGTCCTGGCAGCCCCAGCAGTCGAAAGCCTCGCCGCAAGCGCAGGGGCTCACCTCGTCGCAGGCGACACAGCGCTGGATGCAAGAGCAGGGCTCGCCCTCGCTCCAAAAGACGCGCTCACACTCGGGGCAGCGTGAGCGGATGAAGGACTCAAGGCCGGTCACGTTCGCTCCGTGTAGGGGTTGGCGCCCCGCTTGCGGTACTCGGGGATCCCAGCTCGCGCCCGCCAGTACTGGACCCGCGCAGGGTCCACGTCGAGGAGGTCCGCGAGCTGCTGATCGCTGGCTCCAGGGTCCTCCATGAGAAGATCCCCGAGCGCCCACCCGACGGAGGCGTAGCGGATCCCCCGGTAGGTGATCGGTCGAGGATGGGCGCCCATTAGCGCGGCCCAGCCGGCACGAGGCGCTGGCCGCGCGGGGTGTTCGCCTGCTCAGCCGCCCGCGCCAGGAGCCACGGTGGGGGCATCGGTGGAGTGTTGGGACCCCAAGCACTGCTCAGGCCGAGGCGCCACAGGCCGCCCCCAGGGGGGCGCGTCCAGACGATGATCCCGTCCGCGCCCCGGGCCTCGATCCTGTGCCTGTTCCAGCAAATCAGGTGCAGCGGCATCGCCGCGCGCCAATGCCGCTGCGCGGCAGGGGTCCAGCCGCGCCCGCCGCCGCCACCCGCGCAGCAGCCCGCGCCCTGATCCCGCACAGGTCGCCCCGGGTGATTGATCTCGCAGAACCCACAGAACGGGCGCCGGAACGCCGCCCGCTCGCCACCCAAGCAGCAGGAGCAGCCCCCGCCCTGGCTGTCGAGCTTGCACCAGACGCAGCGCACGGTGCCGTCGAGGTCAACGAAGGCGTGCGCGTCTCCCAGGTCGGGCTCAGCCAGCCAGCTGTCTCGGTTGCTCGCCACCTCAGTGCTCGCGCTGCGTGTCGAAGGCGAAGTCCGAGGCGACGGCGCAGGCGTTGCACTCGTGGGCGGGCTCTCCGTGCGGGCAGTCGCCGGGCGACCGCTTGTAGCCGAGCAGTCCGTCCACGATGCTCTGCCGCTGAGGTGGCTGCGCGCGGACGGTGGTGATGATGAGCCACTTGGCCTGCTGCGTGGCACTTCGGCACTCCGAGCGGGCGAGGCCTTGCAGCCTCTTGAACTCTGCGGGGCTGAGCTGGATCGTGATCTTGTGCATGCTTTTCTCCTTCGGCCTATCGCGGCCAGCGGATCGACTCGTGGCGCTCGATGCTGAAGCCGGGGGGAGCCTTGCCCCCGGAGAGCAGGAACTCCTTGGCTGTGGACTTGTCGGGCTTCTCCTCGACGCGGAACCATCCTTGAGCCACCCACTCGGCGGCGTCTGCCGGCCCGGCGATCCTCGTCGTCGTGCGCGTGCTGTAGTTCCCGAGCGGGGTGGCGACCTTGCCGCCAGAGCGCGCCACGATCTCCAGGGCGAAGCTCGACACGCGGGCAGCGGTGCGCTCGGCCCGCTTGATCGCGGCGTCGATCTGCTTCTTCTGCTCGCGCAGCATGCTGGCGTCCGACTTCGCGCGGGTGGCGACGAGGTGCAGCCGGTGCAGCTTGTCGGGGATGGCGTCCGCGAGCGCGTCCAGCAGCTCGGTGATCGCAGCCTCGTCGCGCGGCTCCTGATCTAGCAAGAAGTCCAGGCGAGCCTGAGCCTCCACGATCTCGGGGCTCGTGGCGAGGGCTACCACGGGATCGAGTCCTGCGGGGATGCCTGCGGGGATGCCGCCTGCTCGCTCCTGGGCGCCTCGATGCCCTGCACGTTGACTCCGAGCGCTTGCCGCTGCTCGCCCGCCTTCGTGGTGTACTCGCGCAGGGTGAGGCGCCCGGTGACGGTCACGCGCGTCCCCTTGCGGAGCTTGGCGAGATCCTTCTGCGCCCACGAGCCTTCCCAGGCGTCGAGGTCCAGCCAGATCGTGGGGCGCTCCTTGCCCTGGCTGAGCGCCATGCGCGCGCTCGTGACGATCTTCTCTCCAGCTCGGCGGCTCTCGGGCTCGCTGCCGAGGTGGCCGGCGAAGGTGACGACGTTAATCATGCTTCGTTCTCCTCTGCCGCGTCCCTGTAGGCGGCGGCGTCGATGATTTGCTTGGGGTCCATGCCGCCCAGGAGACGATCTTCCAGGGCTTGGATCACGTTGGCGGGCTCGTGGGCCAGCGCGGCGTCGAGGTCCGCGTACATGGCAACGCCCCGGCTGTTCTGGATCGCCCAGCGCACCACGCTGTCGGCCTGCGCTCGCGTGCAGTTGAGCTTGCCCCTCAGGTAGCCCGGGAGGTCTGGGCGACGGGGCGCCCGCTGCTGGTGGATCGCCTGCTGAACCTCGTTAGCGCTCGCGTATTCCGTCCCGCCGAAGCCTGCCGCCGCCAGGGCGCGACCGATCGCGGAGGTCTCGCAGTTCTCCAGGGCGCTGGTGCGGTTGATCTGCGAGCTGGCCCGCTTCTCCTCCGCGAAGCCGCTGGCGATCTCCCTGCCGTCCGGGTCCACGATCGACGCCCGCATGACCACCTCCTCCGCATCCCGGTGGACGATCTCAGTGCGGATCGCCCAGCCCTGCGCGATGGCGAACAGCGCCCGGAAGTCCGACACGCGGAGCGCGACGGTGAGGTATTCCTTGCCTCGAATGTTGACAACGCCCTTAGCACCCACGGCGGATCCTCTCATGGGCGACACAGGCCCGGCAGAATGGAAGGCTCCAGCGGAGCAGGGGGTGACGCCAGCGCACGCGCGCGAGGTCATCACAGAAGGTGCAGAGCACGGGGCTCGGCATCGCCAGGGGTCGGCTTACCACGGGTAGACCTCGCTCTCCGCGCAGCGCTCGCAGGCCTCTCGACCCTCCGCGAAGCTGCCGCAGCGCTCGCAGTGATCCGGCGCCAGGACGATCCGCCCGCGCTCGTTTACCCAAGCGTCCCCGCGCTCGTACAGCTCCGGGACGCATCCCTTGTGGCCGAGGTGCCAGCGCAAGAAGCTCTCCGCGCTGGCGAAGTGCTTGGGATCGTCGCTGAGCTGGTGCTGCATCCAAACCACCGGGCGCCCCGAGAGGCTCCGCACAGCCTGGAGAAGCTCCCAGACCAGATCCGCGTCCACGGTGTCCATCGCTGCCACCATCTTCGGCTGAGCCACGAGGCGCGCGGCGAGGCTGGCGACCTTGAGGAGGCTCACGACTCGCCCCCCTTCGCGGCGCGTCGCAGCCTGATCTCGATCGCGGCGAGCGCCTCCGCTGCCTCCTTGCGCGCCTCGGGGGACATTCCCTCGCCGCACGCCATGGACCGGCCGATCTCAAGGTGTGCGCGCCCGTACTGGCGAACCAGCGCGAGGATCTGATCGGTGAGTTCCTTGCTCACGATCGCCTCCTCTCGATCGGACGCTTGAGCACCGATCGGCAGCCTCCGCAGACCAGCGCGCTCCAGTAGCCGAAGCCGACTCGACGGCTCCAGCCGCACTCACAGGAGACGCGCACCGTGTAGTGGCGCCGCGTGCTCTTGGTGCCGTCCTCGTGGAAGACGAGGCTATGCGCCGCGCGCTTCTCGCTGAGCTTGGCTCGCTTGATATCCATTTGTTCCTCTCTCTCGGGCGATCCGCTCGCCACAAAATCGACGCTACACAAAAAACTGAGCCGGGGTCAAGCAGAAGCACAAAAAAAGAAACGGGCACCCCGCAAGGGGCGCCCGTCTCCGAGAGGATAGGGGGTGCTGACTCCCCCTAGCGGATGGGCTCCAGCCTAGCGGGGGATTTTAAGAAATCAACTTTACAGCGTACAGCGCCCTTCTGTACCGTCTGCGGGCTGGCCTCCTTGGTCAGTGCCTCAAGGCGAGCCTATGCCCTCTCCTCCGCGCCTGGAGGAGGGGGCCATGGCTGGAGGCGAATGGCTCGCCGGGACCTCCCCGGCTTTGACAAAGAACGCCGCTGAGCGGCTGTGGAGAGGTGCGCGCTGTGCTGAAGTTTGCGGAGTTGTACGCGGGGCTTGGCTGGAGAGTGGTACCAGAGACACCGGGGGCCAAGCACCCCTGGATTAAGAGCTGGCAGGAACGGGCGACGAGCGACCCGCAGCAGCTCCGCGAGTGGTGGGTTGAGGAGCCCGGCAGCGGGGTAGGTGTCGCCACCTCCTCGCACCTGTGGGTCCTCGACATCGACGGCAAGCGAGGACGAGACAGCCTCGCGCGCCTGGAGGCCCAGAACGGCCCCCTGCCGCAGACCGTGCTGGCTGAGACTGGCGGCGGCGGGCTTCACTACTACTTCAGGGGGATCGGCAAGCGGGAGATCAGGAACAGCGCCGGCAAGGTGGCGCCGGGGATCGACGTGCGCGGTGAGGGCGGGCAGGTCGTGGCGCCCCCCACGCTGCACCCGAGCGGCAAAGCTTACGAGTGGCGGCGCTCGCCATTCGAGCAGGAGGTGTGCAAGCCGCCGCGATGGCTCGTGGATCTGGTGTGCAAAGTGGACGAGCCGATCACAGCCGAGCCTGTGGCGGCGATCGACGTGGGAGCAGGCACGACCCCCTACGGGCGGCGCGTGCTGGAGCGCTCCGTGGATCGCGCAAGCGGGGCGCCCAAGGGGCAGCGGAACAGCGAGCTTGCTGGGGCAGCTTACGTGGCTGGGCAGTACGTGGGCGGCGGCGAGGTCGATCGCCGGGACGCTGAGATCGCCCTGGTGGACGCTGGGATCGCGGCAGGGCTGAGCCGGAAGGAGGTAGAGCGCACCGCACTTAGCGGGCTGGACGCTGGCGAGGGCAATCCCCAGCGGGCGCCAGTGCAGGCTGCGCCGGCACAGCTCGGGCCGATGCAGTTCGAGCGCGGCTCGGAGGTGGAGCTGGGGCAGCACCTCGCCGGCCAGCTCGGCGGCGCGGTCTACGACGAGGGCGCCGTCTACCGCGAGGGCTTGATCTGGGAGCGCGCGGACGATCTGCGACAGCGGGCGCAGCGATATGACGGCGCCGAGCGCGCGGCAGGCGTGGACCGCAACGGGGATCCGAAGTGGGCGCCAATCAAGCTCAGTTTGGGCAACGTCAACGGGATCGTGGGCTGCGCGGAGGACGTGCTGAGCCGCCCTGGCTGGTTCGCAGACGCCCCAGCGGGCGCCGTCTTCGGGGACACCTTCGTGCGTGTCGAGGGCTCGGAGGTCATCTATGAGCCTCTGCGCCCCGAGCACCGAGCGCGAGCCAATCAGTGCGTGCCCTGGCCGATCCCCGAGCCGAGCGCGGACGGACTCAGGTACACCGCGCCCTTCCTGGGTGAGACGTGGACCGCGACGGGGGACGCCAGCGACCGAATCGCGTACCTCTTCGAGTGGCTAGGGCTCGCGCTGCTCGGCGTCGCCTGCCGATTCAAGGACTCGCCGTTGTTGGTGGGCGAGAAAGACACCGGCAAGAGCGTGCTCCTGGCTCTGATCTCAAGCTGCTTCCCCGCAGCGTCGAGGCGCTCGATCCCCCTGCACAACCTGCAGCACGAGTATCACCGCGCGGCGTTCGCGGAGGCACGGATCAACGTCGTGTCCGAGCTGCCGAGCCGCGAGCTACTCAACGGTGAAGCCGCGAAGGCGATGCTTGCCGGTGACCCGGTGGCAGCGAGGCAGCCGCACGGGCGGGTGTTCATGGTCCGAAGCCGCTGCGCTCACGTGTACGCCGCCAATGAGCTACCCGTCGCCCCCGATCCTGCACTCATGGGCCGCTTCGTCGTCATCGACTGCCCCAATCCAGTGCCCCAGGAGCGCCAGGACAGGACTCTGAGCGCGAAGCTGGCCCAGGAGGCGCCGCACGTAGCTCGGGCGGCTCTAGCAGCCGCTGAGGGGGCTTTGGCGCGGGGCTACCTAATTCGCCCGCCGTCGAGCCGCAAGCTCTCGGACCAGTGGGCTGCGCTGAGCGACCCCGTGCGGGAGTGGTCGAGCATCGCCCTGGAGGCCAGCGGGCACAGCCGCACAGGCAGCGAGCGCCTCTATCGAGCTTACTGCTCATGGTGTGACGCCCAGGGGCACAGGCGCATGAGTAGCAAGAAGTGGTCAATGCGCATGAAGCGGATCGGCTGGCAGAGCATGCGGAGCAGCGGCACCAAGTGGCTCGCGCGACTCAAGGGCGACGCCGAGCAGGAGGCTGCAGAGAGGTGGAGCCCGTGATCTGGGCAGGTTGGCGGGCAGGACGAATAGGCCTAAGCCCCCGGAATCACTGCAGACGGGCAGCTTGGGCAGGTTGCGCCGCTCATAAAGGCCTTATGTGCGTATGCGCGCGCACACGTGACCCTTTTGGGTTGATTAACCTGCCCGTGCTGCCCATTGCAAGTGATTCTATGCACTTAGATACTAAAAGTCCTGCCCACAACCTGCCCTCACCTGCCCAGGCTGCTGCCTGTTGCCAGCGTTGCCACCTTTTTCGCCACTCTCTATGCGTACCTACCCACTCCCCCCGCCTCATTGATCACAGATTAGGTGGCAACAGTGGCAACACGGCTCAGGCGGGCTTGACGTCTAGCGGTCGGGTCTGTTGCCACCCTGTTGCCAGCTCCTGACGGGTGGCAACAGTGGGAACGCGGATCCGCTACGAGCACCCGAGCCTGAGCGAGCTAGCAGAGGACCTCATCACCCTGGGCGCCTGCTGCTGGTGCGGCGAGGAGGTGAGCAAGCCGTACACCACGATCGCGACGGTCCACCTGGGCAGCCAGTACGAGAGCCATCGACCCGCGAGGCTGCCGAGCGTCGAGGCTGGCTTGATCTGCAGAGGCTGCTGGGAGCTGGTGGGCGCCACTCGGGGCGCGCGGTGAGGCTGGCGTCTTCCGGGGTGTACCCTGGCGGCTCGACCCGCCGAAGCGGGGAGCCTGTGCCTGGGCTACCGGGCGTCCAAGGCTGCGCCAGCAGCGACGATCCACCCGACAAGGGAGCCAATCTTGGCGGACGTGAGTTCGTTGTGGCACGGCCCGCCGTCGCGGTGCGAGCAGTCAAAGTGCCCGTGCCGGCAGGGCTCGTCCCAGTTCTCCCCGCCCACGGCCTCATGCGCGGCGTCATTGAGCGCGGCCAGGACGGCGTCCGGGTCTGTGGGATCCACGTCGCGGATGAAGTCAGCGATCGTCATGGTCTCTCTCCTTCCGGGGTGTACCCTGGCGGCGCTCGACGCCCCCGAAGGGGCGGAGCTGTGCCGGGGCTACCGGTCGCCGTGCTCCTCGGCCTGCTGGCCGGCGGCCTCTGGCGCCGAGCTGAGGGTGACGCAGCCCTCGGCGGGGTAGAGGCAGCGCCGGTCCTCGCAGCAGCCGACGGTGGCGGCCAGGTGCGCCTCGACCTGCTGGTCGGTGGCCTCCGGCGCCGAGCTGAGGGTGACGGGGACCAGGGTGCGGGTGTCGTTTGCGGTCATGTCGTCTCCGTTGTGGGCGTCGCGCCCTGTTGATAAGCAGACATTAGCCGCAATACAGATAAGGGTTCAAGCATGAATTCGCAGAAATACGAAAATAAGTCAGAAACCGCTGCACAGGGCGACATCATGATCCCCACAAGCCTCGCGCTCTGGCTGCTGCGCGTGCAGCTCAGGCAGAGGCACAGCGACGAAGAGCGGGTGCGGATCGAGCTTGCCATCCGCGCGCTGAGTCGCATGGTAGGCTGAGACATGCCACGGACATCCCACAAGGCGAAGGCGAAGGCGGCTGCAGTGCTCGCAGCGGGCGGCACCCTGCGCGAGGCTGGCGAGGCTGCTGGGCGCCACCTGAGCACGGTGCATTACTGGAAGACGACGGACGCCGCCTTCTCGGAGGGACTCAGAAACGCAAAGGAGGAGGTCCTCAAGCAGGCCGCTGAGCTGGCGACCCTGGCGCACCGTGAGATGGTCCAGCGCCTGGAGACTGAGCCTGAGGCGCTTGAGTACCGCGACCTCAACCGCACGTGGGGGACAGCCGCCGACAAGCTGATCACCGCAGCTCGGGACGAAGCGAGCGCGGAGGCCGAGGCTGAGAACTTGACGCGGGAGCAGTTGATCGATCGCCTCGCTGGCGAGCTGGACACGGAGACGCTCCTGGCGATCGTCGAGCGGCAGAGGCATTGAGCCAGAACGGCAGAAGCCCCGCCGACTGGCGAGGCCGCTGCTGTACTGGTGGGCGACTAGCCGCGGAACCAGTAGAGGCAGGCATCGTCCTTGGGCGCATCGTGCGCCGCCATAGCATCGACACAGCGCGCCCACTCGTCACTATCGCGACAGAGCGCAGCCCGCGCCTCCATGTAGATGTCCGAGGCCACCTCCCAGGAAGAGGCGGAAAGGATGCGAGAGGAGAAGGAAGAGGCTGCGGTCATGATGACCTCCTTAGCTGTGGCCTGAGTGGCCGGGTTTGCTGCTTCGGTGTGCGTCATCATGAGGAGACAATAGCCGCAGCACGTTTATCCTGTCAAACAGAAATACAAAATAAACCGCATCAGCCTCTATGTCCCTCGCTTCAGCCCTCAAGCTAGCGTCCGCGAACCCGCTAGCGCTCTACCGCCCGCGCCCAGGTCAAGAGCAGTTCCACCGCAGTTCTGCGCGTCACCGGCTCATGCGCGGGCCGAACCAGATCGTAGGCAAGTCCTACGCGGGCGCCGCTGAGACAGCGTACTGGTTGCTTCACGCGCACCCCTGGCGCGAGGTGCCGAGCCACCCGCTCAAGGGTGCCTTGATCCCCTACAGCGACAAGACCGCGAAGGTGATTGAGGGCTACCTTGCCGCCTTCATCCCGCGCCGCCTCTGGCACCGTGACACGCGCTACCACCCGGATGTTGGCTTCACCACTCGTGGGCGCCGTGTCCTTCGGCTCGTGACGGGCGACTCCCTGATCGTCGTCACGCAGTCTGCTGGCACCCTGGCGATTGCTGGGCATGCGCTCGACTTCGTGCACTTCGATGAGCCACCGGGCGCCAGTGTTGCGGCAGAGGGGCGCGCTCGCGTGTCCGCAACCCGTGGCTGTACGTGGATGACGCTCACCCCGATCGGGCGCCCCGTGGACTGGCTGATCGAGGAGGTGGAGGCCGGCACCGTCGAGGATACGCACGTGCAGCCGACACCCGAGAACACGGGGCTGGAGCAGGAGGAGCTGGACCAGATCGAGCGGGAGACGCTGCCCGCCGAAAGATCCCAGAGATTCCACGGACGATGGAGCGGACCCTCCCCGAGTCGCTACTTCGGCGCCTGGGATGACTCCCTGATCAGTCGCGAGCTTCCAGGCGAGGAGGTGCAGCTCGGGGTTGGTATCGACCACGGCGAGGACGCAGGGCGCGAGGCTGCGCTGCTCGTCGCCTTCCTACGGCACCCCACGGATCCGCGCTGCTGGTTCCTCGATGAGTACGTGAGCGAGGGCGCCACGGGGATCGAGGCGGATGCTATGGGCGTGCTCGACATGCTGAGCCGGTGGGGCTTCCGTCCCGAAGACGTAGACGTGGCTGTGGGCGACACGAACTCAGCCGGAAAGAGCATGGCCGGTTACAGGGTGAACACTTTGATGACAGAGGCGATCGCGCGGTTCTCCGATCTGCCAGAGCAGCGCCCGCCGCTCAGGATCCGCAACGCCAGAAAGGGCGCCGGCTCGGTGAGCTACAGTAGCCGGCTACTCCACAGCGCGATGGTGCGCGGCAATGTCCGCGTGCACCCCAACTGTGAACAGTTGATCGCGTCGCTGTCTTCGTGGCGCGGCCCAGGAGGGGACGCCAAGAACAAGAGCCTCTCCCACATCATCGACGCGGCGCGCTACATTGGGCGCGAATTCCTCGACACCAGGGCGCGGGGCGCCGAGCGCGTGACTCTGCGTTGACGACGCCCGCCCCCGTGCCATAAGGTGGCTGAACATGCAAGGCGTCCCGGACACCCCACCGCTTCCGCTGCCCTCCGACGAGGAGCGCCGCCGCCAGAGCCGGCTGCGCCGCCGCATGGTGTCGGGCGTCTGGAAGGACGACCTTGAGCGCAAGTGCCGGCAATTCTTCCCCGGCTCGACCGTGGAGCGCTTCGGCACGATCGACTGCAGCAGAAACCTCCTCCGCGTCGTCACTCGCCAGCTCGCAGTGCGCTACACGCGCCCCTGGCGCATCGACGCAGAAGGCGCGGACCTCGGTCAGCTCGACGCCGCCTTGCGTGACGCTGGAGCGATGGGCGTGCTCACCCGGAACAACCGACTGACGGCGGCACTGCGGGAGGGGCTCGTGCGCGTGGACTGGATCGACGGCGGGCTGAGCCTGCGCGCCGTGCCTGCTGATCTCGTGACGGCATGGCCCGACCCCGACGATCCCACGCAGCCGATCCGCGTCGTGGAGGCTCGGGTGCGGACGCTGGACCTTGGCAAGGGACCGGCGCCCGTCTGGACGTGGGACCTCCTCGACGTGAGCGATCCTGCGGATCCGATCTGGCGCGTGCTCGTGCCGGGTGAGAAAGCCACGCTTGCCACAGCCCGCGACGTGACAGCCCTAGCGCTCGGCGTCGAGTCTGCTAGCGGCGATGCCTACCCCTGGCGAGTCGAGGGCAGAGGACCCGTCCTGCCTTATGTCCTCTATCACGCGGAGGGCGGCACAGGGCGCCTGTG